TTTTGATTTGGTAGAAAAATAAACTTTGTCGTTTTCTATTTTGATTCCGATTGATAAAAGTTTTTCTTTGTACTTGTCCTTATCTTCAATATTTTTAAAACTGGTTGCATGATCTATAATCTGCGCGATTGTAAGCCTATAAGTGCGATCCAGCTCGATAGCTATATCAGATTGCAAAATTGTTTGGAGTATATCTTTTTCTTGTGTATCAAGAATTATATTTTCGAATGGTGTTAGATCAAATCTTTTTAAATATTCCCGCGCTTCGTTAATGGTAAAAACTTTGCCAGCATGATCTATAACCGCTCTACCAGCCAAAAGCGATCCATATTGATCCCCAAAACGTTTTGTGTAAGTTTCCGCTAGGATATCGCTAAAGATTTCCATATTTTGGCGGATTACTAAAACATTGTCATAAACAAACCTAAGCCACTTGCCCGCTAGATTTTCGATCTTGTCAATTTTTTTCAGTAGTTTTTTTACATCTTCAAAATTTACAGTAGTTTTTTTAGGATCTAGACTTAGTACTGTAATTCTGTCTTTGTCCGCTTTTTGCTTGAGTCCTACGTGGACTGAAACCAAAATAAACATCGCGCGGATTGCATAAGAAACCGCTACCCCTGAAGCTGAGCCTTTCAAAATTCTAGTGCGCGTTTCAGTACTTGCCAATCTAGCTAAAGCGATATTTTCCTCCATGATTTTTTTGGATTTAAAAGTATCCTGTTCGGACTCTTCAAAAACTATTGGTCTTGCGTCTGACTGCATTTGCTGTCTGATACCCGCTTCTGTCGTATTGCCGATAAGTCCCTCACAAATACCATCAAGTAGATTTAAAATCAAATTTTCCATTATGGTAGATTTCCCAGATCCCGCCGCGCCTGTAATCCATAAGTGCGGCCTCCAGCGGAGCGCGCCACAAATTGGAGCTAGAATCAAACCGCCCATAAAAAGATCTGCGTTTACTGGATTGACCCAAGAAAAAGATTTTGCTGTTAAATAAAGCAAGTGTAAATCCATTTCATCTAAAGGCTTTGAAACATCAATATTAATCTCTGTTCTATTTTCATAAATATAATTTGTGTCAAATTCAAAATTGTCTACCAGCTCCCCGTCCAATAAAACTTTGTTTCCGAGATTAAAAACTTTACGATTGCGATCAATAAAGCACCCAGTCCCTCGAATGATTTGCTCATTATAACGGCCTTTTTGAATTGATTTTTCTATTAAGTCTGCGTAAATATCTGACCAAAAAACTTTGCCTGTCTCGGGATCTGCGTATTCATCAAACCAAGCTTGTTTTGGTTTAAGTCTATATAGCCGCTCTGGTGTGAATTGCGATTCAGAAATTGATAAAACTGTCTTTTGGAGCTTTGATAAAAAGTAGTAATTGCCGCCATCGTAGCCAAGTATTTTAAAATCTTCTTTTGGATCTGTCTCTTGATTTATTTCCTGGATATTGTCCAAAAGATAGTTATAAGCAAATGCTGGAGTCCAGCCTGCGTCTAGTGCGTCCGCTAGATCCCAGCCCTGAGCTTCTTTTGCTGGAGGGTTAATAAGCCACATCTCGGAAGCAAAAGATTTAGCTATCTTTGCTATTTTTTTAACCGCTTCTAATCCCACCTGATCGTTATCTGGCCAAAAATAAACTTCTTTGTCTTTTAAAATTGTCCAATCGGTTTTGTGAATAACTTGAGCGCCGCCGATCCAAGTTATTACATCGAATTCTGAGTTCTTAAAAAGTATATCTGCCGCGTCTCTGGTTTTTTCGCCCTCTACAATAAGGATTTTGTTTTTTTCAGGGTTGCCAAGTACTGTCCATAATTGGCTTGGTGTCCCTTGCTCGAATCTTTGCGCTAAAGAATTATATTTAATTCTATAAACAATTTTTCTTTGAATCCCGTCTTTGTCTTTGTATTCTGATCTTGCTAGATACCATTTAAAGCCCTCGTTATCTACAAACCAATCCCAAACTTTTACAAACTTAAATTTTTTAATTTTGTCTTTTTCAATTTGGTAAATTTCATACCAAACATTTGGTTTTAAAATATTAACGGGTTTCGCTTCTGAAGCGGGTTTGAGCCCTAAATAATTTGCTACATCAGTGATAGCTTTTTTTAAATCGCCGTTATAAGAATCTGTTAAAAGAGCTAAGCCATCGCCAGCGTTCTTTTTAAGAGCGTGATTCGCTTCACCCTGTGAGCAATACCAAGTGCCCTCCCCGCCCTTATCATCAAACCTAAAACGATCATTCCCGCCACAAATAGGGCATGAAGAGTGCTTTTTGCCAAGTCCAGAAATTCCAAAATGTCCAAGGATATTCTTCCAATCCCCGCGCGCGGAAGCCTGTATATTTTCAATGTTATAATTCATGCATGCACCTGCCAGCACTAGCCCTGCTGGCTTTTTTTGCGAATAATTTCTTGAGCTTCTTGCACGGAACGCGCAACGCCTGAAATCCCTCCAAAGTTATCAACCATTCGCAAAAAATTTTCTTGAGCTTCTGTAAGCTTACCTGTGTCTGATTTAACTTCAATCGCTGTAAAAATTGCAATCTTTTGCCCCACCATATTTGGAAGTATTTCGGTTGAAACAAAGCCAATAAGATCGCTGGAGCCCACTTCAAGCCCGTATCTGACGGGAACGGGATCCCGCAAGATGAGAATATTATTTTTTCTGGTTGTGTTTTTCTTATCTGCATAGTAAGCAAGCCCGATGTTATTCCTAAAAACCCTTATTGAACCCCGATTGAGAGCCCCGAAAATTTCCTTTAGATTTTTTGATTCTGAGTTGATACTTCACCCATCCCCAGCTTGGTTTGTAACCTACCTGTAAAGCTAGAGCCCTAAAATCGCTCTCTTCTCTGCAATATCTTAACCTATCTTTGACATACTGGTTTTTTTCCTCTTTGGATCCAAACTTTTTACGGATCCCGTCTATATCAATATAAACCAGCTCGCCATCCATTGATTTTGGATCTTTTTTAGTCGTTTCGATTGGGAATACGTGCCCGCAATCTAAGCAAGCGCGAGCGCTTGCGTGATTGACTGCATAGCAATAGAAACATCTTTTGACTGGAGCCGTTTGCTCTGATTTGCGCTTTTTTGGATATTCTAGTTTCCATTCGCGATCATCGCAAGGGAAACCGTTCTCTTCCCAGTTCTTACAATGATCTAAAATTATTGCGTGCTCTTTGCCGTCTTCTGGCCTTAGTGCGCGTCCTACCATTTGCAAATATAATGCTTCAGATTTAGTTTTTCTTACTAGTTGGATTCCGCCGCAAGCTGGAACGTCAAACCCCTCTGAGATTAAAAAACAATTTGATATAACTTTTATTTTGCCCGCTTCAAAGCCTTGGATGATCTTTTGCCTCTCGTTTTGGGACATTGTGCCATCTAGGTGTGCCGCTGGTATACCAGCTTCGTTATAGATGTTTGTAATTTTCTTGCTGTGATCTACGTTTTGAGCAAAAACTATTAGATTTTTGCCGTCTAGGTATCTTTTATAGTTCCAAACCAAACCGCCAAAAATATCAGCCTGTTCAATTTGTTTTGCTAATTCTTTTTGATCGTAATCGCCAAACTTGGTTGCTATTTTCTTGCTGTCAAGATCATTTGGAGGAGCCACAATTTTATATTTTGATAGGTTGCCCATCTCCATTAAGTCTTTTACTTTCGGCCCTAAAACAATCGTTTGGAAGCAATCCTTAAGCCCTTTCCCGTCAAGTCTTTTTGGTGTCGCTGTTAATCCAATAATAATTGGCTTTTTTTTGCTTAATATCTTTTGCAAAAGTTTTTCATATTCGCCCGCCCTAATGTGATGAGATTCATCGATAAAAATAAGATCTGGTAAATCCGCTTCAGGAATAGAATCAAACCGATTTAGCAAAGTGCGATTCATCGCTAGATATAAATTTTTACCTGGTTGATATTTTTCGCCAGCTGTAATAAATCCGTAATCTAAATCAAAAAGATCAAACTTTTTAGCTGTCTGAGTGATAAGTTCGTTTCTATGGACAATAAACCAGCATTTCTTTTGCTTTTGTTCTAGTGCGCTTTTTATCATCGCGCCAGTTATAATAGTTTTACCCGCTCCGGTAGGAAGTACTGCGCAAATTGACGTATTGCCGTCTACGATTGCCTTTCGCAAGTCGTTAATAAAATTTATTTGGTAATCTCTTAGTTTGACCATCTCTGCAATTTAGTACAATTTAGTACTTGGTAACCTAAACTATAGACCCAATTTACTTTTTTTGTATCCGTAATACTTGATTATATTTAATTAATTTATTTTCTTTTAGTACTAATCAATATCAATAAATACCAAATTGACATAAATTACATAGTGTAATATATTTGTACGTATGAACAAGAAAAACGAATTAGCCTTAGATTTGACCAGTACTGAGATTGCGCCAGTTGAAATTTTACAAACTAGCACGGAGCTTGCACCAGCAAGTTTGTATCAAGATTTTAGTGATCTGAGCCATGAAAATATTGGTTTTGATGATGTAAAATTTCCAGAAATATTGCTAGTCCAGGATAATTCAAAGCATTTACTTAAAAAATTTAAAGAGTCTGGAATCAAGCCTGGAGATTTTTTTAATAACGTAGAAAATACTTTTGCGCCTACTTTGAACGTAATTCCGTTTTATATCGCGAAATATTACGATGTAAGAATTCCAAAAGACAATTCTGATGTTAGCAAAATAAAAATTTTTGAGCTTCCTAAAACTGCTCAAAAAGTGCCTGAATCAAGCTACTGGATGGATCCAAGCTTTGATTTTGAGCATAAAATTTATGAAACATTCTGCTATTTAGTTTTGCTTGAGAATATGACCTTTGCAAAAATCATATTCCAAAAGAGCCGCCATAAAATGGCCCTAAAATGGAATACGTTAATCAAAAGCCGTGGATTTAATGCTTTTAAATACAAATATCGTCTTCATGCTTTTGAAGATACTTACAAAGGTAACACTTGGTTAAATATTGATATGACTTGCTTGGAAGAGCTAGATCCAAAAACTTTTAACCAAGTAGGAAAATTAGCGCGCGCTGTAACGCCGCATATCTCTAGTTTTATTATGGCCGAGGATCTTTTGCTTGAAGCGTAAAAATGGAAAAAGAATATTACACTACTAAAGAGCTTTCAGAAAAACTTAGTATTACGCTATCCACTTTGGAATATTGGAGATCAGTTCGCCGTAATCGAAAAATAGAATTAGGCCCTCCATTTGTGCGAATCGAGGGATCTGTGCGCTATAAAATTTCAGATGTCGATAATTGGCTAAAGAAAATGCAATCGTAATTTATAATGGATTGCCGCCCCTGAGCCACATTTGACCAAGTGCCCTTTTTTGGTTAAATTTTCTAGCACATCGTGCGCTCTAGATCTACCAATCGGAATAATTTCCATCAGCATTTTTCTAGTTACGCGCCCGCGCTCAAAAGCAATTTTGATTGCGATGTTATCGAATCGCTCAAGTAGATTTTCCATTTGCTAAAGCCTCCCCCGTTACGCGCATTTTATCGCGAATTTCTGTATAAATCATATGCCCCATGATAATTTTTACGCCAATAGCATAAACGCTAAAAACAGGATTTCTAGCCATAAATTGCGCGTATAATCTTAAAATTCCCATTAAAACACGCCAAGCTTCCCATTTACCAATTTTAAAACTTTGATATAAGGGAAATTTGGGCATGTTCGCGCTTTGTCAATTTCGCAATGTCCGTGGAATGTAATCTTGCCATAGCTAGAATTTATAATTTTGCATAGTGTCTGAAGTGCTAAAAATTGCGCTTCGTAAAATTTATTTTTGCCAGCCAAACAAATAGCAATAGATCCAGTATTATGTCCAAACTGTGCCGCTGGTATTTTCTCTAAGTCTCTTCCAGCCTGGATTTGACCATCTTGTTTTATAAAATAGTGATAGCCTATATCTTTCCAGCCATTCTCTTTTACATGCCAATCGCGAATTATTTTTATATCATCGTGGATTTTATAATCGCTATCGCTACAATGAATAAAAACTTTTTCTACTCTACGTTTTGGCTTTGTAAACATTTTTAATACTCCTTTATAATTGGCTCCGATTTGAGAATTCCTGTAACTAAATTTTTTATATCTCGCCCTGAGATAGATCCATCGTTTACTAATTTTGCATAAGGCCCAATTTGGGAATCAGCTTTCAAAATTTCCAAAATATACTCAAAGCAATAAAGTTTCTTTTTCGCTTCCCTATTTAATGCCCAAAGAAAAAACCCTTTGTAATCGTATCTAGTCCCAAGAAATTCTTTTGCTTTCCAAAAACAAAAAAAATCTAGATCTACTGGATAAGTTTCAATAATTATATTTTTTAAATCTGAGACTCTGCGCTCTGCAAGTACCTTTCCTTTCCATCCTGAAGCTTCTAAAATTAGATCTCCAAACTCATTAGGGAAACAGATCCCAGCATGTCTATAATTCTGGTTGGTAATAAACTTTACTATTTTATCTAGTAAATTTTCATTTTTTGGAACGAATAATAATATTTCTGCTTTCATTTCTTTTTAAGATCCTTTACGATTTTTTCTGCTGATCTTCCGATAACATAGCCACCAAGTCCAATATCCATTGCTTGCCAAAGCTGGTCTGGTATAGTTTCCATATTAATTTTTAAAATTAGATCAAAACCAAAAATTAAACTGACATACGGAGCTAATAAAAAATTATTGAAGATGATAATTATTATCATCCACATAAAAGCTGGTCGCCATGCGTTTTGCCACCATTTTTCAGATGATACTTCGCGCCCTACTATGTCGCCAGCGATTGATAAAATCTTAGATTCGTTCTCTAAGATTCTTGCTCTAATTTCTGCGTGTGCTTTTAGCTTTTCGTTTTGGTCTGGTAAAAACTTATCAAGAGTTTCACCAAAAACGCCGATAATAGTATCAGCAAGCCCAAACATTAAACTTCTATCGCCTCAAGCTCTGCAATGGTTTTTGCATTTTTGATAGCTATTTTCTTTGCAAGTCTTTGCTGTTCCATTTGCGCCGCAATATTTCTAAGTGCTGTTTCTTTTTCAAGAATTGTATTTGCCGCTTCGTCTAAATCCGCCGCTTCTCCAGCTTGCACGCTGGCATTTAATAATGGGTATTCGCCAGGATCATTGGCTAAATATGCTTTTGCTTCTTGCGCTTTTAGTAAATAGATCATATCCATAAACGCGCCTGGTGATAGGATTTTAACCCTTTGATTTGAAAAATACTGATCTACTTTTGAAGCTTGTCTTTTTTTTGCCATCTCCAAAAGTGCTGTATCTTTTTGTTTCTTGGTAGGCTCAAAACCATCTACAAACGTCAAAACGCCATCAGCGATGGTAAATCCGCCGTGGTCTGCTTTATAAAAAACTGCTATGTCTATTAAATCATTATTCATTAGTTAAACTCCATTACACGCAAAACTGAGCCTGTGTAGATAATTGATTGATCGCCAGATGTAACTCTGTGCGCGATCCTATAATAAGGTGTCGCATTATTATTATTGTGCTTTATTAAAAAGCTTACTGGTGATCTGTTTTCTATTACAAACTGTTCTGCCATTTCGCGAACTCTAATTGATGATCCTGTATAAATAGTTGAAGTTCCGCCACCAGTTCCTGGATTTGCTCTGTGCGCCAGTCTGTAATATGGAGTGTTTGTAGTCGCTACATGTCTAAACGAATCATAATTTGTTAAAAGTTGAGTTGATGAAGTTGCGCCACCTACTCCCTGATTCATAGTATAAGTCGTTAAAGCTGACCAAGTGCTGTTATCAGTAGAATACTGTATTTGCATTTGATTTGAGGCTCCTGAGTCTGTGTCTGTAGCTTGATGATTAACTTGAATTTCAACATATCTTGGATTTGCGCCATTGATAGGTGTATAAGCAATGCTTAAGCCGCTTGCTTGATATGTTGTTGATGTTGTTGAACCATCACTTCCCAAACTAGCTTCTGAAACTTTTATTTCTTTTGCACCAGCTCCAAGATCTAAATCTCTTTGAAATGTTTTTATAGTGCTCCAAGTGCTGTTATCGGTTGAATATTGAAGATCTATAAAACCCTCTGCTAGTGAGCCGTCTGGATCGTTTACGTTCCAATCAATATAGCCATATAAATAACGATCGTTTGCGCCATTTACTGGAGTGTAAGAAACCGATAAGCCGCTTGCTGTCGCTGTGGTCGCTGTTACTGTGGAATCAGTGCCAAGGGTTGCCTCGGTGTTTTTTACCATAATCCCATCACCATTTAAAATTTTATAATCAATTATTCCTTTGATTGCTGTATTTAATTGATTTAAGGAAGCGTTATTTTGGCTCAAACTAGCAACGCCAGAATTAGGATCTAAAACGACGTTTACTAGTTCTTCTTGAATCGCGTTCAAACAAGATGAGTCTACAATAGTTCCTAATACGCCAGTCCCTGGATTGCCGTCTGTGTATAAATTGCCTGCAATTTGTGAGCCGTTATCTACTCGTTTCATATTTTTATTATAACCTAATTTTAGATTTATGAATAAGTGAAAATAATTTTAGTGTGTGCTGGTTTTGCACGATTTAAAACACATTCCAAAAGATCATTTGAAAAATACGTTAGATGATCGCCAGCCCTGGATAAACCAGCTCTAAATTTTGTTTCTGTATAAGTATCGCCGTTTACTTGAAAAACAAAACAAAATTCACTTCCAAAAACTCTATCGCCACATCTTGAAGAGCCCGCTCTAAATTGTTCAAAGTCTGTAATAGTAATCGTGTAGCCCGCCGCAAGTGCTATTTGTTCAAAATAATTTTCGCTAGATCCGCCTAAACTTGCTAAACTTGCTAATAAAGCGCGTTTTAGCTCTTCGCCGCTGGTTGATAGTCCCTGACATCTATGCTCACCAAGTGCTAGATCTACCCATTCCGTAATCAGGTTTTGGGTTGTCAAAGGGTTTATTTCTTTTAAAACTTTTATAGCTTCTTCTTCAAGTCGGGCAAATTCTATTGATTCACCAGAAATAAGTTTTTGTAAATTGCTGTCTGGGTTTGGATTCCAAGCTAAACCCTGCGGAATCAATTCATTTATTAGGTTTTTGTATGCTGTCGAATCCATTTTATAACCAGGTTATTGTCCCCATAATCGGAACCTGTCCTAAAGAATATTGCACGTTTGCGCTTGGAACCGATACTGCGTTATCATTTTCTCCCGCCGCGTTTGAAACCGCTTCCCTAACTTTTGATATTAGTAAAGTCCAGCCTACCACCGATCCGCCTACTGTATCAGCGGGTTTGCGCTCGCGTGCTAATAAATCTTTTAAAGAATTTGTAATATTAGCCCTGATTTCTGGAGTGTCTGGGTTTATGTCTATTGTGAAATTTTGAGCCGTGGTAGAAACTGCGTTTACTGTCAAATTAGCTGTAATTGGCTTCCTGCTTGGATCTGAAATATAATTAAAAACATTTGTAACCACCGTATTTGATGGAACTATATTATTCTCATCGGTTGAAGTTAAATAAACGCCTACGGATCCAGGGCCGTTTAATAAGGGTACAACGTAAGCTTCGCCTACGCCTGAAACCGATTCCGCCCATTGTTTATAATCGTTTTCGTTGCCGCCGTGTGGTGGAGTTTGTATTCTATTTATGATTCTCGCTCTTAGTTGATCGTCTGTTTCTTGATCTAATCCGCCAGTTAGTCCGCCCGCCGCTACTGTAACTGAGTTATTTATAAACTGAATTGGGTTTAAAAGACTTAAAGCACTGGAAGCCGTTTTGTTACCTGCGCTTCCTGGAGCCAAAGCAATGACCGCCGCTGTTGCTGTGCCGCCTGCTACTGTTACGCCCGCCGTTGTTTTATAGGTTAGATCATCATCACTAATCAAAAAAGTGCCTGCTGGAATTAAAGTTCCGTTTGTACCTGTCAAAGTTACGTTTCCAGTTGAATAAGTACCAGCGTTTCTAGCCACGCCGTAAACTTGAGCCCAAGCGTTCAAAAATTCTCCAATAGCATTTGATGGAAGAGCTTCTTTTGATAGTGTGTTTAAATAGCCATAAAGTCCATAAAAAGCCCCTGCATTTGCGTTTGCTAATGCTTTTAAAAAAGAACCCTCCAGAAATGGAGCTGAATTCAATTCACTTTGAAGATCTGTTTCAATCCTGGAGATGATTTGCTGTAAAGTAGGTTTGATTAATGGCATTTTTGTTTTGTCCTATTGAAATAAAATTAAGTATTCGCTCCTATCAAATTTATAGCTATCTGAATTAATATTTTCCCATAAATATTGATAACGATAATCATTTGATTTTTTTATTGTAATTATGAAATTAAATTTTGATCTGTTCTCTATTGTGCCTGTTACATCTATTGATTTAGCTATATTTTGCACGATTAACCAGTTTAAAGCGTCTTTGATGTACTGAATTCCTTTTTCAAGATTCTGAAGTGTCGCTTTTTGCCTAGCTAGTAACCAAAGTAAAGATCCTAAATCTCTAGACCACCAGCCGCGCGGATCTTCATCTAGCAAGAGCTCTTCTGGGTTTGCGCGTGAATCAGAAAATAAACTTACCAAAATAGCAGTTTTTAAATCTTTGCCAGTTTGTAAATCGCTGTTAGATTCATTTAGCAAAATATCCGCCCATCCATCTTGCCAAATTAAACCTACATCTGCCATAAGCTTATTATAAACTACATTTGAGTATCTGAAACCGCTCCGCCTGCGTGCTGGTGAGTATTAAATATACTTCTCATTCCAGAAACAGTTCTTGTATTTGTGCCTGAGTTGTCTAAAATATTTCCTGTTACCTGCAAATTGCCGTTAATAATGACATTCGGAGCCGTGATTTCTATTGTTCGGTTTTGCTTGATAACAATTTTATCTCCAAATTGGTTATAAATTGTAACCTCTCCAGCGTTTAAATTTAATGGTCTGTATCGCCCATCTTCAGTCGCTATGATGATTGAATTATCCCTGGAGCCTGCAATCGAAACCGCTACCGCTTGCGCGCCTGGCAAAGGAACGGAGCTAAAGCCGTATTCTTGATACCGATCCACGTTTGAATGAGTTTCGTTATCCATAAGAGAAATTTGGCATTTTTGAATTTTTTTTGTATCGTCAATAATTCTCAAAATACCGATCCCCACCGATAATAAAATTTTTCTTTTAAGTTCGTTTATTACTTGATTCATTTGAAAAGTATTGTATCTTCCAGCTCTTTTTTGCTGATGGTAGGCTCTGGAATGTAAGCTTTTTCATCGACTAAAACCAAGTCTGTAACTTGCCCGCCAAGCTCATCGTATTTGAAATTTACCGATTTAATCAATAAAAATCTATCTAAGTTTATTGGTTGCAAAATTACTCTTGCGATCCTATTAATGGCCCATAATTGGCCAGATTGATCGCTCCAGCCCTCTATGGTAATATTCACATTTTCAGATCTCGCCGCTCTTACGGACGCTTCCCATTCAATGCGATTTTTAGCCTGGAATGTATTAACCGCGCTATCAGCGATTAAAACAAACGGCCGATACCTAGTTATATTTAGATCATGGCATTTAGATTTGACTACTGTCTGATCTTCTGCACTTAAGGAATCATCCGCCGCGCTGGTTTGCTGACCCTTGATTATATACTCGCTAAACCTATTGCTGTGGTCTACGCTAGTTGAAAATTGCAAAATATTTCCAGGACATTCTAGTTTTGTGCTGGTGATTTCATTCCCGATCTCGCTTATAACCAGATCACCGTTATTATTAGCATAAAGAAAAACCCCAATTCTACGCGCTTCGCGCTCCAGCTCTTCAAAAACTGAGCCTTGCTGTAAAGTTATTTTTGAAAATTTGATATTAGCTTTATGAGTTCTAGAAATAACTCTAATGCCAAAGTTAGCAGTAAGTTTTTCTGCAAATTGTAAATAGGATAAATTTAAAAATTCGGAGCTGGTAAAAACCGCGCTAGAATCGACTAGATCGCCAGTTTTATCGCGCCCTTGGATTGTAATTTCAAAGTTTGATTCATTAGCGTTGATCTCTACTGATTCAGCATAACCAGAAATAATTTTTTGGTTTGCGATTTTTATCTCCATCGCTGACCCTGGTATAAACTTAAAAATCTCGGGTTGCGTCAAAGTTATAGAATAGCTTCCAGCAATAGCTTCAATATTTTTATTTATTTCCACGCGCTTATATTTGTTATAAGTTACGCCATTGATAGAAATTTCAAGTTTATCACGCACCGATTAAAACCTCTAAATTTTGATTAGGATCTATAAAACCTGGATGTCTGATTTTATTTCTAGCTACTAGATCGCTCTCCAGATCTGTGTTTGCATAAAGTCTATATGCTAAAACCAAACTTGAAGTAGTCGCTTTTGTGGTGTATGTTTTAAGCTCTGGAAGATCAATATTAGTTGGAGGAAGATAAGCCATAACTTCCGCTTTTAAAGATTTTAAAGCGTTATACTCTGAATCTTCCTGACTAGTTTCGATTAAGTTGTTTATATCTGAAACCAAAACATCGCGAATAGCCAAAGCTTCTTGCCTAGATTCAAACGTCATATTAGGAAGTGATTTTGCTTGGTTTGCAATCCCCGCCAAGTTTATAAATCTTATTGTTGCTTCTGCATTTGTGTTTTGCGCTTGCGCCGCTGGTGTGTATTCTATTACTGATGTATAAGTGCCGCCCTGTGCTTCTTTTAAAATTTTATTAGCTGATTTGCCATCTGAGCCTACTTCATTGACTTGCCCAAAAGTACTAATAACTAGATCTGCAAAACCTTGCGTATTTGCCAAAAGTGAAGCTGTGGGATTTATTAAAGTATCTAAATTTGCTCTTAAAGTTGCATAAGTTGTTTGGTATAACCTTGAATTAGTAACCTCCGCCAGTACTGAGCCTACAAAGTTTCCTAAATTTATTTGCTGTAATATTCTGCTAAATATTGGATTTGATACTGTGCCTATAACTTGCCTTGTGTATTCTGGAACCTGGTTTGTTATGACATCCAAAATAAAATTTGATCTAGAAACATTTTCCAGCTCTCCAGCCGTATTTAATAAATTAAAATTTTGATCTTGTGATATTTGGGGAAATTTTGAAGTGCCAGCTTCTACAAAAGTAACCGAAATTGTAGCCATTCGCCCATCGTCTGAATTTTCGTTTAAAGAATAGCTTTGAATGTAAACTTCACGAGTACCAAGATATGGATGTATTAATATACCTGGCTCTGCTGAAGCCGCCGCTCTAAGAAAATTATCACGCTGTAAAAAATAGTTATCACCCAGAAAAAAGATTTCCATCTGATACTGATCTGCTTTGCGTCCTAAATCTTGTGTAACTATATCTTCAGTCAATAAATAAGAATGACTGACTAGGTTTCTACTAAAAACAGTATTTGTACTTTTTGTAAAGAATGGAATGTTTTTGAAAGTGCCTTGCTGGATTTGATTTCGCCAATTCATATTTTAAACCCCTGGAAGTGCGTAACCTACGTTTACCGCTTTGAGTGCCCCTGAATTATTCTTTTGTACTGTCGCGCCTGCTGGTAGATTTGAAAATGTAACTTCTACTTGTCCAGGAATTGATTTAGTTGAAATATTGCTAAAGCTCATATCACCTAAACCGATTGGAACCGCCGCGCGTGATCTATTTAAGCTAGTTTCACCAGATTGGATAGTCTGCAATTTTGGTATAAACGCCAAAACTCCAGTAAGTAATCCTGCAAGTTTGACTACCAAGCCAATAATAAAACCTATTGTTTTTCCTAAAACTTCTGCAAATTTAATAGTGCTATTTATATCTATTCCCATACCTGCAAAAATTGTTTTTGCAATTCGCCCTAAAAATTGTATTTGCTTTCCTAGTGCTGAAAATTCCATACTAGTACCGCCAAGAGCTTCCATAAAACCTGAAAAAAAGTTTTTAAAAAATGCTTCTAAAGGCTCCCAAAATGTAATAATTACTGCCGCCGCCGCCGCTACTTGTAAAGCAATTAAACTTGCTTCACCCATATAAACCATTAAAGTACCTAAAATCAAAAGTAAAGGCCCAATTATTGCAATCAATCCCGCGAATACTACAATTTTAGTTTTTACTGAATCACTTAAGCCCTCTACAAAACCAATAGCTTGCTGAAGCAATCCTACAAAGGGTTTGAGCATTTCGTTTATAATTTTTCCAAAAGGCTCTAATAAATCTCCAAAAGCATTTTGTAATTTTTTATATGGATTTACTTCCGCCGCCGCTTCTGCCGCGCCGCCGTATTGTCTTTTTAATTCAGCCAAAATCATAGCTTGCGCTTCTGCAAGTCTCCCAGTAGTCGCTAAGGTTTTTATTACTGAAGTTTGCTCATCTGAAAATTGAATACCAGCTTTTGATAATGCTTTTAGATTTTTAACTGGATCATTTAAAGCTTTTCCTAATTGTATTGAAGTTGGAATTAATGCTTTTTTTGTTACAGTAGCTACATCTAAAACCGCTTGCTGAGTATCTAATAAATTTTTACCTGTTATATTTGTAAATGTTAAAAGTTGGGTTGTAACATCTCTTAAAACTTCCTCATCACCAAAAAGCGTTTTAAATTGGAGATTGGTTGCTACGTCTGCAAATTGTTTTTCTGTGATCCCTACTTGATCCCCTACTTCCTTGAGTCTAGTTCTAACCTGTGTTATTGCGTCTTCTTGCGCTAAATAATTTTTTACTGCAAAAGCACCAAGAGCCGCAATCGGAGCCGAAACTTGAAGTGTGAGATCCTGACCTAGTTTTTGAAACGATTTCCCAATCGTTCTAACTTGTCTTTGCACTTTAGTAAGCATACCGCTGACCTCGTCAATTCCTTTGATTTTTATAAAAAATGGAAATTGATTTTGTGCCATTATAACCTTTGCAAAAGTCCTTTTTTAATATCGAATTTAATTCTAGCCGCCGCTCTTTCTGACCAAAAAACCAGTTGCTTTATTGTCATATTATAAAGCTCTTTTGGTGAAATGTAAAATGGATAACCCGCCAAGAGTTCGATCGTTTGATTTATTTCGTCTCGCCGAGGGACTGTTGCAAAAAATACATAACGCCCACCATAATTTTTTTGATGTCGCCGCCTTTGATCTTGCCAAGCCTTATTGAATCAAGCCCGCTCATCTTGGAAGCTAGTTTGCGAATGTTAGCAAAATTCATTTTGGTTAAGTCTATAGAATCTAAAATTTCCCAGGTTGGAGCTTGAAGTTCAATCTGAGTATATTTTTCTTGCCCAAAACTTAACGGCCGATCTAAATCAATTATAATGCAATCTTTTTCAGGATCAAAATTAAGTTCGTAATCCTTATCCTCAAATTTTATTGAAACTGTTTCCATTTATGCACCCTTTATTTTTATCTATTGAATTTCATCAGCTGGATATTTGGAAGTAAACTTAACAGAAATATTTCCCTCTTCAGTTTGTACGTTTCCATCACCAGAAAACCAAGCTTGTCTTAAAACGATTGCTTTGCCATTACCTAAGGCCAAAGTTACAGTTACATTTTCAAGATTAACCAAACTTGCTAAATCTACTATTGAAGAGTCGGTAAACTCGCCCTCGATATAAGCCGCTTGATGAGTCTCTTTATAGCCATGGATTCCATCCGCGCCTATGATTTCCTCTCTGAGCGGAGCCCCTAGATTGTAAGTAAAGTTTCCCTTTGCTTCGTAAACTTGCCCATCAATATTAAAACTTAAAATCCCGCCGCGTCTATGAATTGCCATAATTTACCCTTTTATAGTATGAATCCTAATTTTACTCCAGCCTGTAAAAATTGATTTACCAAGTTTACTGGTAATAAGAAATCTAATCTGTTTGGATTTTGTGGATTTCTTTCTACTACCAGCTCTGCTTTGAATTGATCAAAATCTTCTACTAGTGCTAAAGTTTCCCATTCTCTAAATTTTGTTATTGCGTGTGCTTTGCCTACTTTTGGAGTTATTACCGCTTGCCCTGGAGCGATTCTATCCGAATCGTTCGCTAGTTTATGACGCGGGAATTTTAAAGCTAAACTGTTTCTAAAATCGTATCTGATATAGCTTAAAGTCAATAAAGTGTTTACGTCTAAATAGCTAGTATCTGGAGTTCCAGTTGCGTTTGTTTTGTAAGTAGTTATCAAACGCTGTATAGTAACTTCGCCAGTCGCGCTTATTGCTACAGTTGAAATCCCATTGTTTAAGTGAGATTCATTTTCAGCCGCTGTGTTTCTATCTGAAATTTTTGGCGCGATAATTCCATTTAATAACAATGTTTGAAATGGTCTAGCTGGATCATTAACCGCGCTAATCATTACTTTTTTGGCAATCGCCGCCGCAATCATATAGCCAGGATTTGGAGAACCTTTGATATTTGCTATTGATAGCCATTTTGAGTTTTGGCTATTTCCTACTGTATTAGCGTTTGCTACTGTATCAGTCAATCCGCTTATGCAAATTGCCTCAATCATTCTTGAAGCTGACCCTCTAGAATCAAGCTCCAATTCGATTGCGTCAAGTGTCGGTGTGTCTGTCCAAGGTGAAATTAAAATATTATAGTGAATGTCGCCCATCGCCGCAAAAGCGTTTGCTAGTGATGGAGCTCCAGTTCCGCCAGCCATATTGGTTATAGTCAAAGCCAAACCTGCTGGTGTCGCTTCTGAGCTGTAAAAATTAGGAACGATTGAAATTATATTTCCTACCGTGCCTTTGTTTTTAGCTGTTAAATCTGTTTCGTAAGCATTAGTACCATTTACCGCCGCTGTTACTGGAAGATCGGTTTTTGCGTTGATAGCAGAAACTAAACTAGATGTTATAGCCGTTGCCGTATCGCCTGAGCTGACCGCTACGGATACTTTTTTACCAGCAATATAAATAGTTAAAGTGCCCGCCGCTGTCGCTGGGCCTGTTATAGAAATTTTGCCTGTCGCATTTACGCCCGCTGGCTCTGTAACCGCAATCGCTGAAAAATCTGTTACTGTCGGATCTGCAAAATAGCTTTGCGCCATGATATGCAAAACGGAGCCCGCTCCAAAAAGTGTTTGCGCTTGCTCTGCTGAAGTTACGCTATAAATTGTATTTGCTGTCGCTGTCCCTGAGTTGGTTTTAAAGCCTAAACCTAGTGCTTTGTAAGGTTGCACGCTAGGCCCTGCTATTGCCGCGCTAGAATCAAATTCCACTCTAATAAATGGAATTCTTAGATTTGTAATTTCGTTAAAACTGATAGGCATTTTTATTTTTTCCTTTTGACTTCTTTATTATCATCTAAAATTTTTTCTTCGTCAATAATTTCTATTTCATTATCAAGCAATCTTCTTTGCCAATAAGAATCAAAAATTACAAATTGACCAAGATCTGAAATATTACTTTTTGAAATTGGATCAAAAACTTTTAAATCATTTTTTGGTTTTATTTTTTTTCGTTCCATATTTTTATTATAACCTAACTTGATAATTGTGCCGCCAAGGTTGCATTTTTAGCCGCTTTTACTAATAAATCGTGCTCTTCGTTTGTCAAAGCACTTCCGCCAGTTGAAACTACAGTACTATTTGCCGATTGGATCAAGAGAGCTTGGACTCCAGCTGAGTAAGCGATTGGATCATCGCTAGGGCCTCCGATAAGGTTGCCGCCTGCGATTCTGGCGATGTAATTGCCTGCAGGGAACTTAAGTTGCCAAGCCCCCAATAGTTCGATGGTGAGACCTGTCTGCACGCCTGGCCCAAGGGCATTAAGTCCCGATCCGCTTCCAATTCTGTCATAAATAATCCCCTCTTCGCTCGCTTGAGCAAGTTTAATTCCATCATAAAGCGCGGAGCAGTCAATATCAGTAACTCCAGAATCAATTTCTATCTGGTTTGTAGTAAATTGAAATGTAAACGGAGCAACGTAATAAGGCATAATTACACATCTGAGTTTCTACTTGCATTGACTGAAGCCCCTGCATTGGTTACCGATAAAGTTGTAGTAAATGGAATTATTGGAGATCCTCCAGATCCATTTCTAACATCGACCCGCGCGTTAAAATTGTTTGCATAAACAAAAGTTACACTTTCACTAGTGCTAGTTGCTTGCCTATCAATGTAAGGTACAAAGACATCATCAGCAGTTACGATGTTACTTGCTAAAGCTGGAGATAAGCCGTTAAATGTTTTTGTGCCTGCTGTATAACTAGTATAGGTATAACGTAACCCTTTGATACGAATCACGCCGCTAGATGGTGTATCAGTCTTAATACTTTCTACCACTTGGATTGAAGTTGCACCTGCTGAAGCCGCTACTGGTGTATATTCGTCTTTTAAAATTGCGCCTGAGCCGTTATCGCGTGCTACTAAAACACGATCGCCAGAAATTAAATTTCCTACGGTTACCGATACTACTGTCGGAGGAACCTGGGTAGTTCCATCATCTGCAATTAATTGATATTTTGTAGCTTCCGCCGCAAGTACTCCAGTTAGCCACCAGCCCCTAGCTACGAAAAAAGTTCCCCCTGCAAAAGTTCCAAACGGAGCCGCTGGAATTTCCGTATAAGCCGCGTCTAAAACTCTGTAACGCCATCCAGGGATTGAGTTTAAAGTTGCACTAGAATTTTCTCTAGTTAAATATTGTAAGTATTGATAAGCTTCGGATAAAGTACAGCCGTTTGATAAAGCTATAGTTCCTTTGTAAAGTTTTGAGCCGTTGCCATTTCCTAAATCTTGATTTGTGTTTCCAAAAGTTACTGTTACTTTTGTAGATAAAGCCGCTGCTTGCACTTCTGTTAATAAAATATTTGAATCAATAGCCGTTGATAATGCCGCGTTACTTTCGCCACCCGCTGATAAATTTACGTCAAAGTGTGAGTAAGTCTGACCCCACTTGCGCGAAAATGCCGTAATATTTCCGCTATCTATTAAAGATCCGCCAGTTTTGACTTTTACCAAAATTTGCACGTGTCCATCTGGCCAAAATTTTGTTAGTTTATTTCCGCTTTGTACTACGTAAACTGGTGAAGCTGTTACGATACCACCGATGGTTTTTAAACCCGAATATTGCACGTTTGCGCTATCTTGTTTAATAGATCCGAAATTTATAAACTGTGCCGCTGTATCGTCAATATTAAAAACTACCGCGCCTGAAGTTAGTAAGTTTAATCTACTCGCGACCGCTACATCTCGCGGCCCGTCTAGTTTTGATGGATTTGGAGCTAGAATATCTAATAAATCGTTTCCACTTGCCGCCGCGTCATCTGCTAAATCTTGAAGCCAAGCGTGTAAATCCAGTACTGAATAAATATCAGTCCCGCTTACGTGGCGAATATCGCCCGTGGTAGTTATACTAAAGTCTGTTGCTATTGGCATATTTTTTTCCTCATGTATCTAATAACTGATTTGCTGTCTGCGAGTTATTAGAATTTGTTAGTGTGGTGGTGGTTCTCCACTCTTGGTAATAAGGACTAGCTGTGGCTTTTCTCACTACAATTTCCACAGGAATATCACTTGTATGAGTGTAAGTATAAGTGAAAGTTCCAGAAGTGACAACTGAATTGTTAAGCACCACTCCTGTGTCTGTCCGTCTTAAAAGTAATCTAGAATTAGAAATAATATTATTTACAGTGAGTGAATAAGAAGCTGCTGGGCTATAATATGTCCCATCATCAGCCTGCATGCGAACAAAGCCTGGGATTTCATTTCCAGAACCATCTATAACTCTAACGCCTTTCAAAGCCGCTCCAGCAGAGCCAAAGACCGTTCCTC